CGGTTAGCTCTACAACGGTTTAATCACGGCCCTTGTTGACTTGCTACCCCTGAGTAGACTATGCGGCATGACAGATGAAAACCTGGGGGAACGTTCTGCCGTCCACATGCCCTTACTCTTTCCGGAGGGCATGAAAATAATCGAAGGTGACGGCGCACCACCAGCCCCGCTCATTACCGATGCTGTTTGCGCCATCACACTAGACCAACTCGACGGCAACTAGACCAGCTTAAACAACGAAACGCCCCGCTCTCCTAATGGAGGGCGGGGCCTGTTAATTCTGTATATAGTTTGGGAGACTTAGAAGATGAGTCCTGCAATTGTTCACGTCAACCCGAATCGCGAGCCTATACTCTGGCTAGGCGAAGACGCTCACGAAATCCATCTATGGCTGGACGGGTCCCTGACCGCCGAGTCGTCGTCAGATAAATCGGTCCGGATCGCCTTACTCAGGGGGGCGCGGATGGCAGGTGAAGGTACTGTGACCGGCGAACGTTTTGACTTCGAAGCGATACCCGCCATCCTGGGCGCCGCATTGAGGCAAAACGTTTCGGTGGTCTATCACCCCGAAGATAGGCCCTGCGAGTTTAAACCTCTGGCTGGGAAGCTCTGAGGCAAGGAAGGGGCCCGTGGTGGAAGCGACTAAGGACGCGTACTATATCAGCGTGGTTGGGGACCTAACTGTAATCGGTTTTACTGATCAGGATGGCGCCCGGTCGGTTTTGGAACTGCCGACAACGGAGGCTCGGAAGTTCTTCAAAGATGGTTGGCTGGCAACCTACGAGCCGGTGACCATCGGCGGCAGGCTTTGGCGTAAGGTGCGCCTCAAGGTCAGGGGCGGCTACGCCTACTAACAACGAAAGCCCCCACCCGGTGAAGGGTGGGGGCTTTCTGCTGGGGTTCTAGGTTGTGACGGTTTCTACTGGGATGCCTTGCCGTTCGGCTGCTAACAGGTAGGCGCGTGCTGTTAGTACTTCGTGGCGTCGACCCCAAACATCGGTCAGCGTTGCTGTGCCGTCCGCCTCGCTGAGAACACAGCGGGGGAATTTAGCGCCCGCCAGTTTCGGGACAGTACCAACAACCCGCACGGACAGGTCAGGGCGTATCTCCACGCGCTGAACGTCCGGGCCGAGCGTGATCGTTGGGCCGTCAAGGTCAGCCCCGAACTGCACAAGATGCGTCATGCGGGCCATCCTACTACGTGTAGTACGGTTGGCGACGGTCAACACCGTTGATTGAAACAGCAACGTAACCGTCAGGTGTTGCCGGTAGCGCGCCAGCAGCACCAGCAGCAGGCGCCGTTGTGGTCAACGACATACCAACACTCGCCCCAAGCTTCCAAGTGGTCCCGGACGGGGTTGCTACCTGCGTGTAAACCCTTCCCGTTGTGGACTCGCGGACATTGGAACCAGCCATTGAAGGTTGGAACACGCCCGCCCACACCTTCTGCGTTTCCTGGATGTACGGCGCGCACCCAGCCGTGGAGCTGGGCCAGATCGACGTTGGCGGTGTTGCCCCGTCAGCGTACCGGGCGTTGTTGTTCCGGAACGTGAAGTTGTTCGCCGCTGTCATGGCTGAGAGGGCGATGAAGAAGTACGCGCAATAGTGCGTGGCGCGGGTGTCAACGAGAGTGTTGTTCTCGAACGTCGCATCATTCAACGTCCCCGAGATAACGCCCGCTGAACGGTAAACATCCACCACGGACGAATGCGTGGACTGGGCAGGGTCAACTACCCTGTTCCCCCGAACCTCAAGGCCGTTGAAAATGCCTGAGATGTGCATCCCGGACGAGAGCGGGTTGACGATGGTGTTATCCAACACCTTCACGTTGTTGAGTACCGCAGCGGCATAGGCCATGACCAGCCGGATACCAACGCTTCGGGCGTCGTTCGCGGGTGGCGTCAGAACGGACGGTTTGTAGCGGATGTAGTTCTGTGAAATGTTGAGCCCATCAACCGGTGCCGTGGATGCTTCCTCAACACAGATAGCCCATGACGTTGCGGAGATGCCCGTGATGGGCAACCAGGAGTCACGGTCAACGATGATCGGGTTGGCGTGGATTTCCACGCCTGTCATCGCCGGTCCCGTGGTGATGGTGCCTGAGTACCGGGACCATACCTGGATCCCGAATGCGCAGTTCGTGATGGGGTTGTTGTTGAACACAATGGACTGGCACCGGACGGTGCTTGACCAGCCGGTGAGGTTCGCCCCGATCATGTACCCGGAAATGTTGTTACCCGTGACCGTCTGCGAACCGCCGTGAGTTTCAATCGCACAAACAGATGAGCCCATGCCGAGGTTGCCGCGGAACGTGTTGTTGATGATGGTCTGCGTTCCACCCTCAACAGTGGTGGTGGTGTAGATGGATGAGTGGTCGCGGAAGTTCCCACCACCTGACGTGCCGGTGCCGCGCCAAAGGTTGCGGGAAACGTCAATGGTGTCAGCGGCGATGTACAGGGTGTTCATGCAGTCCGAGTTGTCGAAGATGCAATCCCGGATCAGGATGGACGAACCCGCGGTGAACGACAGGACGCGGAGGACGTGTTTGGTGTTCACTGCCAAGTCAGCGGCGAGGTACGTGTTGCCGTTGCCGCTGTTCTGATCGAACCGAAGCCGATCCATGGTGAAGCTGCCAACGTCAGTGCTGTCATTGGTGCAACCAATGATTGTCTTGTACGCGCCGAAGTTGTTCGCCACTTTGATCGTTGACGCGGCGCCTGAGCCGATCCATGTTTGGCCGGCTGGGATGACGAGGATTCGGTCACCGGGTACGGTGGCACTCGCAAGGAGGTAAGCGCCAGGGGGGAAGTACAGTGTCGCGCCAACGCCCGCTGCGGTGCTCGCCGCTTGGATGGCTGCCCGGTCGTCTGTGGAACCGTTGCCAGTCACACCAAGTTGCTTCACGTTCACGGGGAGGTGCGAGACTTGCGCGTACTTCCCGTTCAGCGCATCTGACGTGTCAGACGGGCCAAGCACCAGGGCCTCAACAACGGTGTCCGCGAAGTCCAGTGGTGCGCCGGGGAAACCAGCGGCATTCTCCAACAGGGCAAACCGTGCCTGCGCCGCCTGATGAAGGTCCTGCGATTTCTGCGCATTGTCCGCGATTACGTTGTCACCATTGCGGACAAGCTCGTTACCGTCAGGCTTCTTGAACCCGAGCGGAGTTACTGTGACAGCCACACGGGCCTCCTAAAACAAAGGGGCAGAACCATACCGTTAGCGGTACGGTCCTGCCACGGGTGGGGTGGTCTACTCAGCTTCGTGCTTGCCCTTGGTGGGTGTGTTCAGAGCAGCCAGCCCAGTACCAAGAACCGCGCCAGCAAGACCAAGCCACAACGGCAAAGCATCATTACTGACCCAGCCATAGAACGCAGCCACCGGAGCAGCCGCAGTCAGAATCCGGTAAATCCATGCACGAGTTTCGGGGGCGAACATCAGGCGTCACCTTTCGACAGTTCAACGAGCAGTGCCTTAGCAAGGTCCGGGGCGAGGGCCTTAGCAATCGCCTCAGCATCCGCCTTCACGTCACCGCCCGGAGCCGTGGTCAGCTTCCCGCCAATCGTCGCGAGCTGCGTACGGACCGCGGTGAAGCTGTCATTGATGAGATCCTTGATCGGCTTGCCCTCAGGCATAGAGGTGCCGCCGTCAAAGAAACCCTGCTTGAGTGCGACAAGCAGCTTCCGGTCATCGTCCGTGAACATATCGTCTTCTTCCGTGAGCATGGTGACTTCGCCGGCAGAGTTGATACTCCCGGCTTCGTCTTCCCAGTAGTCGGTCATGTACAGTCGCGGGTTGACGCGTCCGTAAGTGTTTGTGTTGAGGTTGAAGTTGTAGGGCAGGCATCCAACATGGCAGTGTGGGCCGGTGCTGACATTCGTGCCGCCGTCACTGTTGCCGCTCAAGGCGATGATCTGTCCGCGCTTCACGCGCTGCCCGGTTTGAACCAACAGCTTGGAGTTGTGCCCGTACTCGAAGTACGGGGCAGTCTCGCCGTCCATGTTCAGGACAACCATGTTGCCGCCGTACATGAGGTTCCAGCCGAAGTTATCCGCGTACGTGGTATCGAACTGCCCAGCGAAAACAACCACGCCATCACCCGCAGCACGCACAGGCGTGCCGATAGGGGTGCGCCAGTCGTCACCGTTATGCCCTCCCGGTGGATTCGGACCCCAACCAGGATTGGCGCCGAAATCCTGCGACCTGTCAATGCTTCGCGGGAACGGGAAAAGATAGCCGCTCATAGTTCAATCCCATCCGGGGGTTCGGGTATCTCGTGTTCAAGGTGGTTGCGTCGGAGCACGGCAATGAGCCGATATACGTACGCGAGTAGAGAAGTGTTGCGGGACTCAGCCTTTTCCAGCCGCTCCCGAACCTCCTTGACTTCCTGCCGCAGCGGTTCCACCAGTTCAGAGTTGACGATCTCTAGTAGCCGGTCGCGCTGGATGATCTGCACGTTCTGTTCCGTCTGGTCATCGGCGCGTTCTTCACGCTGCTCACTTCGGCGTTTGCTGTACCAGCCTGCGACCGCACCACCAACAGCGGTCACAGCGCCAATACCAACCGTCCACATATTCGGTTCTTGCCCGTCCATTAGGGCTTCGACCGCCAGTTAATCCCACCGAGCCCGATGAAGAATGAGGCTTGCGAGATACCTGCGAACCCGGTCGCCGTTTCGAAGCTGATGTTGCCGTTTGACCGGACATACAGTGTGCACTTGTTGCCCATGGCCGAAGACGTTCCAGGGTTGTACAGCTCGTCGGCGGCAGGAGCGATAGCTGACGGGATGGTGCCGATAACATACGAGGTGTTAGCGGACATCGAGAATGTGGTCTGCGTGGTGCCGACCATGCCCAGCAGGGTCGCCCTACCAGTTGGCAGCTTCTCGTAGCCGGGGTTACCGTATCCGCCGCCGAACGCCTGATAGTACCCGTTCGCGTTGTATGTGATGTTCCCAGCCGCGTAGTCCAGCCACTTCGTACCATTCCACGTCTCGATGGGCTGTCCGGGCAGGTCCGTGCGCACAATACACTGGCCCGTCATGACGCCAGCGGTTTGCAGCGTGGTCCGCTCGGAAGATGAGCCGATAGGGATCACGACATTAGCGCCCAAGAACGCCGTTGCGAGGTCCGCTGTTAGGTCGTATTCGTCGCTGTTAGTAGGAACGACAACCTTGTTCTTCAAGGTCTGAGTCATCAGGTGGTCCAATCCACGAGTAGCTTGCCCGAGTCCGGGTCTTTGCGCCTGCCGTTGAGGCCTATATACGGGTCACCAGCAATGCTGATGCCGCCACCAGCAGCGATTACCGCGCCGAAACTGGTAGGCAGATCAACCCATGCGGGGTCTTGATGCGCGGCAAGAACAATGTCAAACGGCCCAACGGATCGGCCCACGTCGCCACCGGGCCGATACTGGGACGTGTGCGCATACACATGCATCGTCGCCGCACTGTTATTGCTGCCGACTTCGAGCCGGTCAGGTACACGGAACTGAACCCGCGTGATCGTCTTCCCAGCCAAAGCAGGACGAGGCGCACCATAGAACCAGGAACCAGTCATCGTCTGACCGCCCCAGCTACCCGAATACACTTGCTCGCCGCCGCCAGTGGAACCAGCCCAACGACCCCAACCACCAACACCCCACGTATCAGAGGCCGTAGCGATCAACGTTTCCTGCCCCGCCTGCTCCACAGGCACAGCCACCGGGGGCGGCAACGGATCCGAAGCAGGAGGCGGCGCAATCACAGGGATCTCACCAATGATCGTCGCCCTAGTCGCATCCCACGACAACATCACCGGATCCCCCGGAGCGTAACCACCAATCGCCCCAATGAACCACTTCGTAGCGTACGTGCCACCATCGTCCCCGGTGAACACAATCTCATCCACACCAACCGTCAACACAGTCCCCGTAGACGGTCGAGGCTGCTCAGTGTAAGGACCCAACACCAACGCCGTAGCCAAACCCATGCCATCAGACATGATCGCCACAACAATCTTCCCGCCCTGCTCAGGCTGAATAGGGTCCATCCACCGAGCCATAAGAAGCTCACCGCGGACGTTCGCCCACCACTCAACACCATCCCAATACGCCGAACCGAACTCCACCCGGAACCCATCAGGAGGCATCGCAGCCATGGTCTTATTCAAGCCAGCCATAGACAACCTCCTTTAGGTTTCGTCCCACTCAATAGCGGGTAGTGAGCCCCAGTTCGCGGGCATCATGTTCCACGTCAACTCGGGCATCTCGCCGGTGATCCACTTAGCCCACTCAGTACGATCAAGGGCGGCAATGACGTCCGTGTACGAACAGCGCACGGTCATGGACGTGCCGCGCGGCAACGTGTCACCGGAGCGTTTGATAGAGGTGATATCACCGGGCAGGTACACCACATGCCCAGCTGTCACAGGGCAACCAACCTCGATGCGGTCACCGGCCTGCAACTCCGGGCGCGGGATAGTCTCAACCGACAACTCAACAGCGAGGCCGTCAAGGAACTTGTCCCGCAACTCCTGCGCGTAGGTTGTCGCCTCAGCAACAGTCGTGATCATCTCGGATGAGTAGAAGAACGGCACTTGACCGTGCGGGCCACCATATTTGAGTGGCCCAGACTCAAGATCGGCCACACCAAACACCGGATCACCAGTGGCTACGTTCTTACCCTCAACCCGCCAACGGTTATACAACCCATCAATCGACTGATCCCGCGACACGGCAACGAGCCCCGCGTTAGGTTCAATCCGCAGTACAGACGAACCACGCTGCGGATAAATGTGCGCCTCACCATCACCACCCATCCGATAACGGGCAGACACGCGAGACAACAGATCCTGGCACGACTCCAAACGTTCTTTGTCATACACCAACTGCCGAGACACGCCAGTATCAACAACACCCGCATCAACAATGGTCGGGAAATACCGGGACGTGAACCGTTTGAACTCGCTAACCACAGTCGCGCCGGCCTTAGGTGACTCCGGAGCCTGCAAACGGTCCCGGTCAACATCCCCAGTCAAGTCAACGGCTTCAAGCTTTACAATGGCACCAGCGGGCACAAACACACGCCTCTTATGAGGTGGCAGCGAACCGTCCGGCTCGATATACCCGTACTCGTCAATCACGCGGGACTCGCGGAACTCAGTAGGCGAGTTGCCGGTGATCCGGAACCACCCATAATTGATCGCCCCGGAACCACCCACGTTATAAATGACCTGCAACTTCGTTCCACCAACACCTAGCGGGTCATCGAACCGCCAAGCCCCCAGCACCCCGTCAGGATCCGCAACCGTCAGGCTGACCCGTTGACCAACCTTTACGTTGTCCCCGGCGTCATCATCAAACGACCAGTCCTTCACCATCAACGGCTCAGGAACAACCAACCTGCCAGCACGCCACGCCCACACCGTCAGGCTGTCAGCAGGCCTAGAACCACCCAACGCGTCCAACGTCTCAACATCAACACGACGCATCAAGGACTCCTATTAAATTGGGTCGAAAGCCGTTAAACTTGAGGGATGGCAATCACTGAAACAGAGCGGCTAGAATCGGCAATCCAAAAACTGCGCGACGCTAACCCCTCGCCGGAAGCAGTCGAGAAATTAGCGGCAGACACTCAGGACAAGCGCGATAACCCGCATACATTTGCGTCTCTGTTTGTGCGGGATATGCCGTCCCGCGTCGTGTGCCAGCTCTGTGGGATGTTCTCGCAGGACTCATACGTTGGAGCTAGTAAGCACCCGGCAGTGGCTCACGTGGATTGGCATAACGCGCTGCACCGCGCCGGGGTCAGCGTTTGAACTAACCAAGCGGGTTCTTCAAGTCATCCAAATAAGTCAGCCCAGCCATGGAATCCTGCTTCTGCTGATACGTGTCCGTCAATAACTGCACATCCCCATACGTGAACGTCGCAGTCAGGACCTTGATCGTTGGCGCGGCAACAGTGTCAGCCTTGAAATTCCACCAAGTAAGTTCCCCGCCCCACGCCGTATCCACGGGGACCTGAGACACGGACGGCGCAGCAATGAACATCAGCGCATCCAGGAGCAGCCCGTCAAGGTCAGGGCCGGGACGGAACAAAAAGCCAGAGCTGGACCGCAGCAAGTCCTTGAGTCGCTTCGACTCAACGGCTGAGCGGGTGCCCATAGCAAGGTCAAGGCCACGCTCAGCCATCCGCTCACCAAACAACGCAATAGGCTTATCACCGCCCATCACGTTGAACATCGACACATCCGCGCCATACTCCAACTCAGCAAGAGCCTGACCGCGCAAGTAAATGTCCCCGTTATCCCGCGGCGCACCCAACACAGGCACAGCAGACTGCGGAACAAACGGATCCATCAACCAACCAGTCACAGACGCAACAGTCACATCCGCCGCGGTCTTACGCACAGGACCGCCCGGACCAGACAACACCTCAACCTCATAGCTGACAGGACGGTTGATAGGCGCGTCCCAATCCGTAACGAACCCCGCATCATTCATCACAATGCGACGAGCACCACGAACCGGGCCACGCACACCATCAACCGTCCGCCACACCGTAACAACCGACGTACCAACACCCAGCCCCGTAACAGTCACACCACACTTCGGACCAGGACCACCCGGCAACGACTCAGCAACAACAGCAACAGCCACTACCGCCCCCTCCGTGCGAACTGAGAATTAGAATCAGCCGAAGTAATCTCAGCCCGAGCAACATGCACGATCCGCGCATCAATCTGCTCGTTACCGATATACACACGCACATCAGCAGGAGTAGAGGCAGAAGCAGAAGCAACAGCCGGCGCACGATTCACGGCAGGAGCAGCAGCCGGCGCGTACTGGTAGCCCGTAGCAGACCCACCGGAATGCAACTGCTTACGGAACTCGTACACCCCAGCCTGACCACCCATGGCATCCACGTCGCCGTCATCAAGGACGTGCTCACCAGGGGCCAGCAAACGAAGCTCAGAGTCAACGCCCTTCTGACCACGCCCAAGCACGGCACCACCGTCAGCCATCGGCGCGGCCTGACCGGGCCTGTTAGGATCCGGACCACCGTTGATCACCCTGTTATAGGTTTCCTGGATGGTTTGGATCCTGACCGTAGCGACCTTGCCGTCAAGACTCTCAGCCTTACCCTTGATCGTGTCCAAAGTGGTGGAAGCATGGTCAGCGATCCACGCATCAATGTTGACGTTCTTAGGGATACCCAACGCTTTACGCGCCATCGTGTCCGCAGCGTCACCAGTAATACCGAACTGGCCCGCAGCGGTGATCAGATCCTTGTAACTCTGCGAAAGACCAGCTTGAAGGGTTTGCTGAGCCGCTGCGGAACCCTGCGTCTTGAGGGTTTCCTCAGCGGTCGCAGTTGCGGTAGCCATAGCAGCCTTCGCCAAGTCGTTGTAGGCGGACTGGTTCGCGCGGCCCTTCTCTGTGTGCAGGTCAAGGGTCGTGCCGTTCTTAGTTACCGACTCAGTGACGGCATCAATCGCAGCCTCGTAAGCGATACTCGCATCAGACGCAGACAGTGACAGAAGCCCAGCGTTGAACAAAGACTGAGTGAACTTCTCAATATCAGTCACCGCCCCGTAAGCACTGAGCCCGACATCCTCAAGAGCCTTGGACATGCCTTCGGTCATCGGCGCCGCCTCGCCCGCCTTCGTGATGAAGGTCTGCGTGGCGTCCGCGGCTGACTTCATGGAACCCGGGACCTTGCCCATAGCGAAGTCCAACAAATCCTGCTCGGAAAGCGTCACGCCAGCCTGATTAGCAAGACCTTGAAGGGCTTCCTTATAACCAGGAAGGAACTCTAGTGCGTCCTTAGCTGTCTTGCCGTTCTTCTCGAACTCGGCTGACAACTCCCGGAAAGACGCCGCGGCAGTCTCCGCGCCACCGTTCTTCACTAGGTTGCCCATTGCTTCCCCGAGGCCCTTCATGCGGTCCTCAAGCTGACCAATCTCACCCTTGGAACCAGTAACGAACTCACGGAAACCATCAAGCCCCTTATTCAGGGTGACATCAGTGAAGTCCTGATGAGTCAAACGCTTGATCGCATCAGCCGCGTTATTGATACCCGGCGTAACACCAGCAAGGCTATTCCAGCCTTGGAACGTGGAGTCAAGAGTTGTGATAGCGCCCGAGGTATCGTTCGCATTCTTCTGCAACTTGAGAAGCGCCTGCCCGTAATCCTCAGCCGACTTCGTATGCTTCTCACTGAACACCGCCGAAGCGACCTGCAAAGCAATCAAAGCCCCAGCGGCAACACCGGCAGCCTTGCCCACACCAGTAATCGCGGACCTAGCCCGTGACCCGGCAGGAGCAATACGATTCAGTGAGGCATGGAACTCAAGCAGCCGCGGCAGCATGGTTAGTACGGCACCGCCAAGCAGCAAGGCCCCGCCTGTCATGCCAGCGATGCCAACAGCAGCGTTCAAGATCGGGGTAGGGATCTTGCCGATAGCGTCAACAAGGTCCTCGGCGCCCTGCACAATGCCGCGCAAAGCCTGAGCCGCCCCTGACCCGCCCTTGATCAGAACAGAGTCGAACGAGCCGCCCAGCTTCTCAAGGTCACCAGCAAGGTTGTCCTGCTTGATGCTCGCAGTGACAGCCGCGTACCCTGCCTCGTTGACCTGATCAATCCAGCCCTGGATACCCTTCGCGCCCTGCTCGTAAAGAACATTCGCGCCACGGATAGCATCAGACCCGAAGATCGTAGCCAAAGCCGAGTCACGCTGCGCCTGAGTCAAACCACCAAGCTTCGTCTTCAACTGCTCAGCAAGACCAGTGATACCAACGAACTTGCCCGCAGAATCGTAAGCAGCAATACCAAGCTCAGCCATCAGAGACGCTGTTTCCTTAGCGGGCGCCGCCAAGTGCAGAAGCATCGTCTTGAGTGAGGTGCCCGAGTCGGAACCAACCAGACCAGCAGAAGCGAACGCCGCCAACGTGCCTGTTGTGTCTTCCATCGACAACCCGAACTGGGAAGCGACAAGACCGGACTGCTTCAACGCGTTACCGATGTCCTCAACGGAACCCTGCGCCTTGCCAGCACCAGCCGCGAGAAGATCCGCAAGGTGAGGGATGTCCTGCCCGGAGAGCTTAAATTGAGTCAGGGAGGTAGCGGCTATCTCAGCTGCGTCACCAACCTCCAGCGAACCGGCAGCAGCCAGGGACAGCGCACCAGCCAAGCCACCGCCCAAGATGTCCTTGGTAGACACGCCAGCCTTCGCCAACTCATCAATGCCCTTAGCTGCCTCAGCGGCAGAGAACGCCGTGTCAGCGCCAGCGTTGATAGCCGCCTCGCGCAGCAAGTCCATGTTCCCGGCAGTCTCATGAGTGGACGCCTGAACCTCAGACATTGCAGAGTCGAACTCCATAAACGACTTCACCGAAAGCAGCGCGCCAGCGAGTAACGCACCACCCATCAGCATGGACGCCTTGCCAACCCGGTCGAAATGTTCCTCATTCTCACGAGCAAACGCCGCCGTACGAGAAGCGAAATCAGAAGCCGCCTGCTGAGCCGTCCGCATCCCAGCCACAAAACCCTGAACACGGGCCTCAAGGGAAATTGATATGGATCTGTCCGCGATGATGTTCACCCTCTAAAAAATCGGCGCCATGTGCCCTACAATTGCGGGATGACGGAAAAGACGGCGACCACGAAAAGGCGACCGGGAACAAAGCTGCTCATAATCGGGCTCGTGCTGGCGATAATCGGGCTGCTACTCGTAATCGTCGGATTCTCAACAACCCACGTAGGCCTACAGCCTGGAACGTTCCGCACCGTCGAAACACCCGGAGCGCCAACACCCGCCGCGTGGATCGTCCTCGCTAGTGGCTTGGTGCTAACCGGCATAGGCTTCGGCAAACGCGTGCTCGCAGCAATCGAAAAGAACTAATCCCTCAGTCGGGGTACAAACATCAACGCCTCAGAACCCGGCAGGTCACGGTAAGCCTCAGCGGCCCTACCCCGCGCCGTGGTAGCGTGGCAGCGGATCGGCAAGCCGGCATCAAAGCGCATCTCATTCGCCGCGTCAGTGCACACCGACAACGGCCCGCCACACTTCGGGCACAAACCATTCCGGTACAACTGCAACGCCAGCATGATCGTCTGCTCACCCTCATCCCATTCAGGCTCAGGACGCGACGAAACCAGACGGCCAGCTTGGTACTCGTACGCGGTCACGGGCTCCCACCCATGAAACCGCTTCAACGAAATACCAAGTGACGCAGCGGCCTCTACTTCTGCTCGAAGTCCTGGATCATCCTGAATGCGCTGAGCGAAAAAGGGACATCGTTTCGCCCCGCATTCACGCGCATCGCAGCAAGAACAAAATCCTCATACTGGCTGTTGGTCATCTCGTCAGCCAGCGCGTCCCACTCCTTCGCGGGATCAAACGGCAACACCTCGCCGGCGCTGTTCTCAACACTGACGATGGACTTCGGGATGGCCTCAACCATCAACGCCTCAACGTTGTACCCGTACGACTTATCCAGCGTGTTGCCCTCACGCGGGTCATGAGCAGCAACCAGATCAGACCACGCACCACGAGGGAGCCCACGAATCAGGAACGTCACCGACGCGGCCTTCATCTCAGCCTCGATGTCAGATACCTTCTGCGCCAGATCCTTCACCGGATCATTCAGCCGCGCATCAGCCAGAGCCTTGTTCCGGGCCTCATTGAACTCAGCCTCAGCCGCCTCGTGCGCCGCCTTCAAATCACCATCCAAGCAAAACAACACACGAGTTTCAGGACGCTTCACAGTCAAAACCATTGCGATACTCCTAGAGTCCGTGCGATTCGGGGGAAGACTTCTTGGGAACGGTAACCGTTTCCCTGACCATGGCATTCTTGCCCTTGTCGATCAGGTAAGCCCCGTTTTCATTACGGGGGAATCGGTCATAGGTGATGGCATCTTTAGTAACCACCATCTCCGAATCCATCGGGACCTCAAACGGATCAATCCCGTTATCCGCTAGCCACTGTGTGGCTTGCTCATAGTGCGGCGTATCGACCGAGATCGTGGATGCATCAATTCTGCGAACCATGTTGTTACTCCAAAGAATTTGAGCGGGACAAGTGGGACTAGAACCTGACCGCCCGCGGTCCCACAACACACGGGCGGTCAGGTGGCACTAGCTAAGCCGCAGCAGGAGCGCTGATCTTGACCTTGCCGGTCACGAAGAGCTTCTGTGCGATCTTGAAGACGCTGTTCGCCTCGGGCGGCAGTTCGTTGTACTCACCCGGAGTGATCGGGTAAACACTGAACTTCTGCGCCGCAGCAGCAGCGGTCTCATACGGAAGACCCGTACGAACCACAATGAACATCGGCGTACCAGGAACCAGGGTGTCCTTGGCCTTGTTATACGTGGCCGCGTTCGAAGTGTTCGTGTTGTCGATGTACTCGACATCAAGACCACGTTGCGAACGGCCCTTCTGCTCATACGTCTGAGTCGTGCAAAGACGCTCATCCGTGATGACCTGCTCAGACAGGGAAGGCTTCCAACCGCCAGCGGTCAGGTAACAGGAGATGTCCACGGACGACGCCGCGTTAATCTCCGTCGCGACCTTGGGGGCGGAAGTATCAGCGATGGCAGTGACGATCTTCACGAGCGTCATACCATCAGCGGGAGTGGAGGGAATGTCAGACATAGTTAGGACTCCTCATTAGGATTGGTAGCCCTTGCTGGGCTGACGTTGAACTTGGGCAAGCGGGGCGCATGAGTCGGCGGGTATCGGTCAGGCTTGACCAGCACCAGCGAGCCGTCCTCAATGCGCCAGTCAGATTCGTGAACGTCAAACTCGTGGCCTGACGTTGAATCCTTCACGCGGACAAACATGTGAACCCCTCTCAGGGCAAAGAAAAACGCCCCACGATGGAGGCGCGTAAGTTACGGGATCTGGGAACCTGTCAGCACCCAATCAAACGGCTGATACAACGGATGCTCAGCAGTACCAGGGATAGTCACATCCATGTCAGGCTGGATCGGCTGCTCATTCGGGACAGACTCAATCGCACCCAACACCCAGCCAGTAACCGTTGGGCGTTTACCCTCAAGGCAACCAGTCAGCTTCTGCGCAACGATCCGCACCGACGCAGCCGTGAGCCCAACAACCGAAGTCCTGGACCTGAGCGCGCGGGCATGAACAGTGCGGGAATGCGAGCGATCAGAAACGGTCGGGAAGTTCGTCAACACCAACACGTAAGGAAACGTGGGATTCGACGGAACCTTGTCCTTATAAACCGTGAACCCAGTCAGCAACGCCTCAAAACCATTCGCCAGAGCATCACCAGTCATAACCGGCCCGCCCAACGGGCAGCCAACGCCTCAAGCGCCGACACTGTACGAGGTTCCTCAGAACGCAACGGCTTATCAATATCGCCCGAACCACCACCGCGGCTAGTGCCGAAATAGTAGATGTTCCCCAACGAACCGCCGCGCCGCGACTTATCCGGACCAATCACATACCGCGCACGACCAGGAAGGTAGTGAGAGTCATAAGTGATCGAACCAGCCATGCCCTTGAAGTGAGGCGAACCACTAACATCAGCCTGCATCTCCGACTTGATGTTCTGAGCGCCCTTCTTAAGCACCTCATCAACATCCTTCACAGCATCACCAGCGATACGCCCAAGATTCTGCGACAACCGCCGCACTTCCTCAAGACCATCACTCACGACGCCACCGCCACAACCCGCGTCCGCTGCGCAGTCGCACCAGACTTATGGAACGGATCAGTCACCCGATACACGCGGCCCGTCAACTGCGGATCCAGGATCGCCTCAACCATCGTCACCACGTCATTGACCTCGAACACGCCAGCATCAACAGGCGTATCCCACCGCGTATCCTGCACCGTAAACTGATGCCCACCAGCCTCCGGATTACTCGACTGGGCAAGCGTCTGCTGGATCTTACACGGACCCGTGTACAGCAGCGTCAGGCTCGGAGTAACCGCACCTGTGTCTGGATCCGTTGCTGGGGGGCCAGGGCGATGCACTGTGCAGGTATCAAGCATGAGCGCTTCCGCCTCACGCCGGCCCGCATACACCGCATCAACCGCACTCACGCAGCACCCCAAGGATTAATCGTGAACGCATCACCAGACGAACCCGGCAACAACTTAGCCCACTCATCATCCGACAACTCAGGACCACCACCCGGCGTACCCTGAATCCACGGCTGCTCCGTAGTCGAATAATCATCAATCGCAACCGTCCGCGACTTGAGCCCCTTCGGGTTATCAAGATGACGGATAATCGCTTGACTAACCACACGGGCAAGCGTCTCAACAGTAGGACGACCAGCAGTAATCAGATCGGCAAGGTTCGGGATCCGTTCAAGAATCTCAGCCTCAAGATCACCAATCCACGCATCAACCTGCGCGGACTCGGCTGTAGTGAGTGTGCGGCCATAGCGCACCTCAACGTCAGCGACATTCGTATATGCCATGACCGCACACCCCCTTACTTGACCTTGTAGCCAGAATCAACCAAGGCGTCCACGATGCTGTCAGGCACCGTGGACTCAACCCCGGACGGACCAATGACGACCTTGTAGCCTTCTGGCACGGGCTTAGCCTCAACCTCAAACTGATCAGTCGTTACAACAGCCGATTCCTCCACCGGAGTTTCTTCCGCAGGTTCAACCGGAGCCTCAGTAACCGCCTCATCAGGAACGGGCATGGCCTCAGCCTCCACCGGAGTTTCCTCCGGCTTCGGCGCAGCATTTCTACGTGCAGCCATAGGGCTACTCCTTCGGTTAGGAAGCGTTCTGGAACTTCACGAACGACGCAGGGTCGTTCACGAGGAAGCCGTACTCAGCTTCCGCCAGGATCGCAACAAGGTTGTTCTCGAACAGGGAGGTCAGCGTGCCATTGATGGTCACCGTAGCCTCAGTGGAAACACGGTAGGAGATGCCGCCAACGGCGCCCCAAGCAGCCTGCGACCAGTCGCCAGCGAACCCGTACGTCTTGGTCGTGGAATCGTAGATGCCATCACCAATGAAGGCCTGACGGCCCAGCAGGCGACCCTGACGGACGGGGCCGGCAGTCTCCGTGTACGGCACTTCCGTGAACAGCGGACGACCAGCAGTGTCCTTGGAACCGTTCAGGACAGGCTCAAACCGGTTATCGAAAGCCCAGCCAGTCAGGCGCTTGCCGGCGTTCACTAGGGTAGACAGGCCCGCGTTCAGGTCGTCATACACGGCAGTGAAAGCCGGGGCCGTGCCAGTGAACTCCTGAGTGCTGGAACCCGTTGCGAGGTTCGTCGCGAACGGGGAGCTTGTGCCATACAGGGCAGCAGCGTCGAACGCGACAGCGAACGCCTCAGCGATCTGCGGGCGGATCAGGTCAATGTAACCGCCAGGGTTAGCGCGCAGGACTTCCTCAGAAACCACCGCAATAGCGGCGATTTTCTTCGGGTCCATGGTCTTGAGCGCCATGGAACCCTTGGAAGCGGGCTTCTGCGCACCTTCAGCGACCCAACCAGCAGACATCTTGCCGGTAACAACCGGGATGGACTGACCAGACGCGCCAAGCGGCACACGGGGAACAAGCTGCTGAACCACAGAGGTCTTCGCGGCCTGCTCGAAAATAGCCGCCGACTTGTCCCGGTCAATGAAGCCGGAAAAATCGGAAAGCTTAGTTGCGGCGGTGATCGCCATAACAGTCTCCTAAAAGAGGGAGGCAGCCTTACTGGATGCCAAGCTTGTTTTTCAGAGCGTCAAGCAGCGGGTCGCTGCCCAACGCCGGGTCGCCTTTCGGGCCCTGCGAAGGGTCCGGCCTTGGGGATGTCGGCGCGTTCAACCGGGCCAACAGAAGGTCAGCCTTCGCGGCTACCGCTTCTTCCGTGTCGCCGGTCAGGAACTCAACCAGATCCGCGGGGACACCCTTCGTGAGGGCAACCGTGTTGCGGATATTCTCGGTACGGAGCTTGGTGAGTTCAGTCGCGGAATCCTCCGCGGCGCGCTTCGCAAGTTCCAACTCCGAAAGCTTGGAGTCCTCAAACTCCTTGAGCTTCGCAGCAAGTTCGGCGTTGGTCTTCTCAGCAGCCTTGCGGGCGTCGCGCTCCGCTTGCAGTGCCTTGATCCCGCCGTCACCGAGTTCCTGGGTGGTGGTGGTTGCTTCAGCCGCGGGAGTTGCCGTGGCCTCAGTGGTTGTCGCTTCCGACATGTGTTTGTCCTCCGTCGCGGATGGAAAAACCCCAGGGCATCGCGCCAAGGGGAAGAATGAAATGGCTAGACAATCCAGCCGTACAGTTTCAGGAGCCGCTTAGCGTCAGCAGGATCCTTAGCCGTGGAGTAAATCGTTTCGGGCATCAACCGGGGGGCCTTGAGTCGCTTGTACTTTGAGCCGTCACGGAACACCGATTGTTCACGTATGTACTGCGCCTGTGACATCTGCCAGTAAGCGTGACCGCGGCGCGTTGTTCCCTCAGTGGTGTACTTGATGTTCTGCCCGTGGATTTGCGCCGGCCTGACAGCACCCTTGCGGCGGTAAGCGTTGATGAGCTGGTTCATGTCGGCGCCGTCACGGAAAGCCTGACCGTTCGCCTTGGATCCAAGAACACGGTCCTGCTCATCCTTGGAGAGCCCGTCAAGGTACGCCTTCGGGTCAGTCCGAGCATCATCGCCCGTGTCCTCGCTAGAGGGCACATTCCGGCAATCACAACCAGGATGACGATTGAACGCCTCAGCATGCCGCGACCTCTTGCCAGCAAGGATCACGCAACGCCCACAAGACGGCGGATTCAACATCCGCGTCCACAACTTCACGCGATGAGCCCCACCAGAAACCTTCTCAGCGGAACGCCCAGTATCAGACAAAAGAGTCCCAGACGCTAACGTGAGGTGACGCCCGCCTCTTGCAAGCGCTTCGGCAACATCCAAGCCCTGACTAACGGCCATCTTCGCTTGAACCACCGCGGCGTACGCCATGGAAGCGACAGGCAACCCATCACCAGCAACACCAACAAACCTTGAACCAGCCGACGCATACACAGGCTCAGGAGCCGCATCACCAAGAACGTCAGGCACATACGCCAACGCCCCATCAGCGACCCGCTCCTGAGCAGTGAACAACACAGCCAACAAGGCAGGCTCAAGCCGCGCATACGACAAATCAAAATCAGACCCCATGCGCCGCCACTGACGCGCAACAGCCGAAACCGCAGCGCCGATCTCCGCACGCTGAAAACCAGAATACTTAAGCGCCGCCTCCGGTAACTGCTGCAACTGCACCATTCACCGGTCCCTTCGAAGCAACCTGAGCAAGATACGGATCCTGCATCTCAACAGTCCGGTACTCACGGTCACGGTCCTTCTTAGCCTGCGACCAGCCAAGTTCATCCTGAACCGACTCGCGGGCGATAACGCCCTGACCATTCGCATACAGCTTCGTCAACGCGTCAGCCTTCTGCGCAAACGTAGGAGTACCCGCGTCATACCACTCAGTTTTGATCTGATTAGCCAACGGCCACACACCTGTACGGAACCGCTCAGCGATACCCATCACCCACGCCCAGCCGTCACCCCACGACGCGGCCTTACCCTCAGCGTTCAGCACCAGCCTAGACTCATCCGCCCGAATAGCGCCCTCAGCAGCAGGGTTTACCGAAGTCTGACCCAGGTAACGGGTAGGCAAACCAGTCACCGAAGCGACCATTTGCGCGTAGTGACTCACGGTTTCGTGGAAGTTCTTCATGTCCGCGCCGTCAAGCTGCCCAACCTTGGCGTCCTTGTTAGCGTTAGCCCAGAGTGAACCGAAGTACGCCTGCCAAACCGGGAGCGGCTTGCCCTCAGCATCAACAAAGTCACCCTTAGTCATGCCCAGCACGTACCGCTTCGGAACAGCGATAGTCTCCAACGCCAACTGCCCGTCAGTAACCGCACGAGCCGCAGCGTCAACCAGACCAATAACGTCCTTCATCTCTGACACGCCAGCCCAGTCACCAGTACGGCGCCGATTCAAGAACATCACAATCGGGACGCGCCCCAGGTTGTGAATATCGGGCGGGTTATCAGGGTCAACGTTCCAAGAGCCGCCCTGCTTTACCAGCCAAGTTGTCTGATTCGGCTCATACAAAGTCGCGAACGCCGGCGTCGGGTCCTCATTGGTGCCACCATAAAGGCGCAACGCCGAACTAACGCGACGAGTCCGCGGATCAACGATCACAGACAACTCACGCGGCGACTCAACCGTAATCAAAGGATGGTCCGGGTCATCCGGGTTAGCCCCAACACACACGAACCCGCGCCCATAAATGAGCGTGTCCTTATGCAAAAGGCCAGCTTCGGAATCGAGGTTGTTCGCGTCCCAATGCTCACGCAAAACATCCGAAACGGTGTTCTCACCTGGAAGGATGAAGTCCTTCACCCTGAGCCGCTGCTCAACCGAGTCAACAGCAACCCGTGACCAGTTGATAATCGTCTCGAACCGGCGCAACTCAGGCGGAACAGCAAGCCCGATATGCTCAAGAACCTGCATGCCCTCGTAATACTTGCCGTACTTGTCATCCAGACGAGAAAACGTTTCGGCCTTGTCAGTCAGAGACTTCACAAGAGTTGCTTGCGCAGTGCTCAAAGCCACTTGGAGCCCCTAACTAAACACGAACATGCGTGAATCGGTTTCATCGATATTGAACTCGTCAGCAACGAGCGCATCCGACCACGCCTCATAGCAGAGGATGGACGACATAGCTTGGTCAATCTTTTGGTTTTCGTTGGGCTTACCCAGGATGTACCGCTGCCCAGTACGGGGCCGAACAATCGCGTTCAGCACGTGAATCTTCGTCGTTGGGCAACCGTCATGACGGAAAACCGACTCGTCACCATTCACCGCCTGCTTGAACGCCTCAAGAACCGGGTGGATCTTCGAAACGCTCGAAGTCTCCCAAGCAAACACTGTCGGCTTGTCATCGTCTGACTTGTACTGCGCTTGCCACTGCTTGAGTTCAAGGCGCCAAGAGTCATCCTCAACAACTTCCATAGCATCAGCCTCAGCAGAGATACCACGCGCGGAACCAGCCGGGTCAAAATAAGCCCGCACCACCTTGAAACGCTCCTGCAACTCATCAAAAGCAGCACGAACCTCACCACGCGGAATCAACAACGAACCATCATTCGGACGCCAAATCGTCGGCACCTTATGAGGCCCATAAGTCGGCGTGAACTGATACCCGTCAGCAGTCATGGCCCGGAAACCGGTCCAGTCATTGTTGTTAGACAAGTCACCCGCAACGACAATGGCCGTCCCATCAGGAACTTCCCGCGGAGCCTGCTTGCCATCCCACGGAACTTCCTTCAGCCACGCACCCGCGCCCTGCACCCGACGATTCCCATAGAACCGCTCAGTCTCAGCAGGATCACGCCGCATCGCAGCCTCGATATCAGACTCAAGACCAGGGAGGTTCATCAAAACCCACGGCGCATCCGAATAGTTGAACTTCAGGATCTTCTTCCGGTCAGCCTTGTTCGACCACTTCAAATACTTAGGCGGCTCAATATGCTGCACATACACCGTTTTATCGGCGGGGTTCTCCAGGATGTCCTTCACAACGTTGTCCGTTGCAGGGTCATCCGGGTTCGTCATGATCACGCCACGACCACCCATAGCAGTCAAACCACGCGACTGCGTACGGTAAACATTCCACATACCCTCAGTGTCGTACAGCCCACCCTCATCCCACAGGACATAGGTGACACGCTGCCCAAGACGACTCTTAGCCTTCGCCGTGACAGGCACAATCTGGCACTGCTTACCACCAGGGAGGCGGATAACTTCCTCACCAGTTCGCGTGATCTGAGCCGACAAAGGACCAAAGTCAATCATCGGACGCAACGAATCAAACGTGTTCGCCGTCTGCGCCTCAGAGTTAGCCGTGATCTGAATCAGCGGAGACGCCCACTTGCGGGCCATCGGTTCGCCGGCAGCGTACGTGTAAACCCACCCGCATTCGCAACCCTGCTCAGCGCAATCCCACACCTCACCACCGCGAGCAAAACCCGCAAACAAGGCAGGCCCAACAGCCTCAACACAAATCAGGGCAGCAGCCAACGGCGACTTGCCCTTTTTCTGCGCATCAACCAACACCGACAAACGATGAACAAACGCCGCAGACTTCACATCAGGCGAAGCATCCTTATGCACCGCGTAATGATTCCCAATGAAGCACAACTGATAATCACGCAAACTAAACGGCGGTTTGTTCCCATCAAGGTCAAAATCGCCATCAGGAACAACACAATGCTGCTCAATCCACTCCGGAACAATGTCTAAAGTCGGGCCAGACCACCAACGCAAAGCCTCAGACGCATTACGCGGCTCACTTTTCATCCCCTACAGCCTTCAATCTGCGCTCACGCGCTGACATTCGACCGCCAGAAGACTCAGGAACAGGAAGACCATCACGGCGGGCACCAACCTCATCACGAGCAACCTGCCAACCATTAAGCCGCAAACCCGCAGGAGTCAAACCAATCTGCTCCCGATACCTATGAAGCTGACCAACCAAAGCCGCATTAGCCCCAGGATCCAACTCCACAGCAACCTTCAACCGGCAATACTCAGCAATCACAGGCCAACGCCAAGACTCAACAGCCCACGCAGCACCCTGCGGCGAACGCCAAGCCTCGCACCACACCACACCCTCCCGAGAATGGAAGTCAGCGGATGCTTCAGCGTCAGCTTCGCGTACCTTCGCGCCGTCCTTGAAATGCTCATCAAACAAAACAATCGGATCCAACGGGAAATCAGGGATCCTACCCTTATAACCCTCAGAAGGAAGCGCCTGAAAATTCAAACCACGAGCCGCAGAACGACCAGAACCAGGCTCAGGAGCAGGACCCGAACGAGCCCGCGAACCACCGCTAGTCATTACGCGGCCCTCGTGGGCGCCTGAAACCTTAACTCAACCAAACCCTTACCCATGGACGAGTCCCGCACATCCACCAAACGAGGCACCGTAGCAACAATGCGCTTACGCCCCAAAGCCACAACATTCATCGACGCCTCAGCCTCACGAATGCACTCCTGAACATGGTCCGGATTGGACTTCAAACCCTCAGCAACAGCCTTGGAAACAAGGATCGTCACGCCAACATCCATTAGTGCCTCCCAGGCCTCGACGGGCGGCATTGAGCCACCTCTGAAAAGTTTTGAACCCTCCGCGGACATTTTTCCCCTCACCGGCGGTCTAGCTGGGCCGGCCCCTTAGCCCCTCCCCCGTGGGGGTGTGGCACCCGCTTTGAGGGTTGTTTAGGTTGGTTGTGCGTGTGCTTTGCGTCCGCCTGCTGAGGTGTTGCAGAAGGCATGCGATGGGCCAAGGTATATGCCCCGGTCCTTGTCGTCATGGTCTAGGTGCCATGGCTCGCCTTGCTTGATGCGTTGACCGCACCTTGCACAGTTGATGAGTCCTGCTTGTACTCGGATGTCTAGTGTTGTGCGTGTGCGTTGATGCGCTGCACCATACCCACGTTGGTTGCTGTTGCCTCGTGCCCTGTCAGTAGCGCGTGTGTGTGCGGTGCAGTAGGTTCCCTCGGTGATGACTGGGCATCCACGCGTAGCACATACCTTGGCCGTCACGTGATCCACCCGCGTGCACGGAACAGCATGTCCCAGTCGTTGGGTGTGGGTAGTGGTCCGTGTGGTGTGCGTAACCCTGCCGCGTCTATGGCTACTTTGGCTAGGGCTGAACAGGTGGTTGGTGCGCGGTCTGCGAGCCAGTGTTGTAACCAGAGTGGCGTGTCAATACGTGTGATGGCAGAGGCGGCGTGCATTATGCAGGCTAGGTAGTCGTATCTGACCCCGATGCTGAACTCTGCTATGCCGGCAACCATGTGTGCTTGCTTATCGGTCATGGCGTACTGTGACCACACAACACCGGGGTAGTCGCTGATCAACCGGCGTCGTGTGCCTCCTGGTTCGGAGCTGATGCACTCAACGTCTGAGATAGCCACAACAACGTGGTGGTAGCGCCAACCGGTGATGCGGAGTATCGCACGGCCCATCCAGAACCGCTTGTCTGCCACGAGGCCTACTTGCCCGGTTAGCATTGGTCTGCTTTCCATGCTCGTTTCTCGGCTTGGCGTGCTGAGTGTCTTGCTGCTCTGCGTCGGTTCTTGCTGTTGCAGCAGGAGCATCCGAAGAAGTTCAGGTTCCAATCTATTTTTGATCGACCGTTCCTGAGCATCACGGCCTCGTCTCTGCTTTGCCTGCTTGCCTGTCCTTGCGGCGTGCGGCTCGTTTGCAGGTTCCGGTGATGCAGTATGCGCATCCGCCGTTCTGTGCTTCTGGGCATCGCTTGGTTGAGCGCAGACGCTTTCGGTGGTCCCTGTCACCTTTCGACATGGCAGCCTCCAAGGTTGGCAGGGGTTATGAGCTGATCACCGTGGATTCGAACCACGAACCGACGCATTAACAGTGCGTTGCTCTGCCGTTGAGCTAGTGACCAATGCTCCCTAGCGCTCATGTTCGCTTCGGGACGCTATTTAGTTATGGGTGAGATGCCGGAACTCTAGCCGTTTGGCTATTGTTTCGGCTTCGTGTTGCCGTACGGTGACATTTGGGGATGTGCACGTACGGCAACATGGCTTATCGGTTCTCGGATAATAACCATTCCGGCTATTTGCTGGCTTTGGTTATAAGTGTTGGTTAGCTCGCGGCTTACCCTCACTTATTCGTGTTGGTTCCGCTAGGTTTGTGCAATCCCCATGTGCGGATCCAGCGGCGCGGCTTGTGATACAGCAGCGTGCGTTTCATGCGGTGACGTACTCAATCCCGCGATGGAGTAGCCCGAGTTGACTGTGATACGGGATGCCGTCATTGCTGAGGAACCAGTAAGACGTGCGGTCGCAGTCCTCAGCTATAGCGGCGGCGGCCACGAAGATCCAGTCAGTCAGGTACTCAAGCGGTTCGCCTTCGTTTTCGGAGGCAATGTGCGCTGCTATGGCGTCCTCCACGGCACGCTTAGTCTCGTCACTCATGCTGCGGTCAATTCCATGCCGCCCATGAGTGCAACGCCGTCGCGGATGCGGTAGACGAACGGCCATGATTCGGTGTCGTTGTAGTAGGCGAGCCCGAAACCTTGCTGCCAGTTCTCCACGATGCGGGCTGGTGTACCGTCAGCACCGATAGCGCCATGAACGGACGGGACCGCGCCGTCTGTGCGGCACAAGCAGCCAGGGTTAGCGGAGTACGATTCGATGGGCTCGCCGCGGGGGCCGATAACACTGTGGTAGGTGATTTCGGCGCGGTGTGTGTGACCAGCCCACGTGTTTAGGTGCGGGTGTTCGTGGACGTACTGCGCTGTTGTGGAACCCTTGGCGTTGGCTTTGGTGCCGTGGATGTTGCGGGTGTTGTCGTTGTCCCAGTCCGTCGCTGCTGGGTAGGCGTCAACGTATTGGATGTTGAGATCGTCTAACCTGAGCAGGTACGGGAGGGACATGACGGGCCACGACTCGGGCATTCCAGCACGTTTCAACCCGAAGGCTGCGACGGCGTTGGCTTCGATGAAGTTCTGCATGCGCTTGTCGTGGTTGCCTTCAATGACAACGATTTGAGCGTCAGGGCATGAGGCCCGTAGCTTGGCGAGGAACGCATGCCCAGTATTGAGGGCTGCTTGCGTGGTTTGCGCGAACGTTGCCTCTTGAGCGAACCGGCCCTGTGATGCGAGGTCTAGGAAGTCGCCAAGGATTTGGATCTTGTCTGGCTGTAGTTGCAGGGCTGCTTGCACGAAGCATTCCATTGCGTCGGCGTCGTGGAACGGGTCCATGGTGCCGTCTGGTAGCTGCCTAAACCCTATCTGGGTGTCAGCGCCCTTGAGAGCTAGGCGCATGTTCCGCACTGGTTTGGCGGGGCGTGACTTGATGGTCACGCCAACGGGTTCGGCTTGCTGGATTACGGGCCAAGCGGGACCGCCATGAGCCTCAGCGGTGATGGGTCGGACGTTGTTGAGCTTGTTCCAGAAGCCAGTACCGGTTGCGTTGCTTGTCCAGCCCCACGAGAACGTGACCTTATCGGGGTCTTGGCCTGTTGTGGCGATGAATGCGCGGTAGTCTTCGTAACCCCATGGGCGTTCGCTGAACCGGACGTAGTTGGCGGACCCGTCAGCGTTGTGCGTCTCGGATTCGCCGGACGCGACAGAAGCAGCGGCAGTCTCGTCGCAAACACATGTCTTGCTTCGGTGTGAGTTGATCTGTGATTTGGAGATGCCTGTGAGCCTGGACGCTGACCGTGAGGATAGCGCTTCTGTTTGGGGTGACGCGATCAGCGCGTACTTGCACTTGCTCATGCTCCCACCAAGCCAATCCAAGCCCCCGCAGTGAGCATCCCCGAGACAATGGCGGTGTAGTAGAACCGAGCGTCCTCAACCCAGATGCCTAGTACAAGCAGCGTGACAGTTGCCAGCGTGAAGATGACACCTAGTGAGGTCATGACAGGCTTGTACATGGTGCGCTCCTTGCTCAAGGGTGAACTGTTAACTCTGAGAGTTAATGGCTCGAAAAAGGTGCCCTGTTCTTCTTGTTTCCGCTGAACGTGGGGCGATAAGTTGCGGTGTTGCGTTCCCGGCTGATGCTCTCCCGTGGGAGCTATACGTTTCGGGTACGTGTTTTGGCAAAGTCTGCGGGAATCGAACCCGCGCTTTCGGTTTTGGAGACCGATGGGCTACCACTACACCAAGACGATGCGAGTGGACTGCCAGCACTTGAAGCTGGTGGGCGCCCGTGTCTGCGTCCAGTCCGTGCCCGAGCCCCAGGATCGTTTAGATTAGATGAGACCGGGGAGGGCGTGCCATTTGCCGCACGTCTGCGGCTCTGAGGTAATGGCTTACCTGCCTTGCTGGTGCATCCCCTGGTGCGGGGCTCAGCAAGTTTTGTTCCTGCACCCGGCAGCCCATGTTCAGATGAGCAGCTGTCAGGGCTTGACATGGACGGAAACCATCACTGGTACGTCATCCAGCTTCACCGGGTGCAGGAAGTTTGTTCAATACTTTGTTTTGTTCACTCGTGTTGAACAGTGAACTATCGTGGTCCGATGTTTTTTCGGGCGCCGTTCAAGTTTTGGATGGCTCGCATGACGGCTAACCGTGCGGACGCGGTTTGCATGCGGTCGAGGGTGCCGTCGAGGTGGGTGATGCAGCCGGTGAGCAGTTCCGTGTCAGCGGTTTCCGCTATGGTCCGGATGCTGGGCGTGTGTTTGTAGGTCATGTTCCTGGCTTCTTCGCTGCTTGACCTTCAACCCAGTGGTCATCCTTGACGTGCTCTGTGAGGAATCGGGTTTCGTCGAGTATGTGGAGCACGATTGATCGGGCTTTGATGACTGGCATGTGCTCTCTCGCGTGGTGGCAGCACCAAAACAGTTCGCCGTTGTCCACGTAGCCGGCGTCGTTGATGCCGGTTTCGATGTTGACTCGCACGTAGGCCCTTGATCCGCAGGCATCGCAGCGGTGTGACGCGTTCAAGCTGGGCTTGTCAAGATCAGCAGCCATGGCGGGCCTCCCGTGCGTGGGGGTACGCAAAAGGCCGGGTGTTGAGTCCCCGGCCTTGCGTTTTGATCGTCAGCCCGAAAGCCATTGATCGACTATCTTTAGATTACTACACCAAAGCACTTTAGTGCAACCCCCAGTACATCAAAGTTCACTGAACGCGTGCTCGTGGGTTGCGAAGCGTCCTACAGTTGCGGTGATGGCTACGAGGTTGCTGGGTGCCATTAGGTCTGCGTCTAGTGCTGCCGCCCAGTATTCCGCTGCTAGTTCCGAGTCAGTGAATCGTTTGTCTCGGGCGAGTACTGCGTACGGGGCGAAGTGCCCTCCTACCCGGTAAGCGTCCATGCTTGGCAGCTTCTCAAACCATGTGAGGGTCATGGTTTGCCTCCGTTGTGGATCATTTGTTTGCAGATGGGTCGCACTGGCATGTCAAGCAGTAGGCCGGTGCTGCGTTGTTGCCGCCAGGATTCGTGGGCGCCGAGCAGGAATGAGTAGCGCCTCCCGTTCATGTACGGCAGTGGGCGGGGCGGGATCATCTCATGCGTGTGACCCTTGCGGATCCAACGCCGCTGCGCTTTTGTTCTCATGCGGCCTGTGTCCCGTCTAGTGGCTTGCGCTTCTTGGCGTTGAGTTCGAGTACGTCCCGGAGCCTGTATTTTGGTTTTAGTGGTTGGCCGTCTGGGTCGGTGGCTTCGTTGGCTCGTGCTAGTTTGGGTGGCTTGTTGTGTCTGCTTGTGGCCCACATGCAGATTTGGTTGACGGTTATGTTGAGGTTGTATTCGGGGTGGCTGAGTGCTCGGGATAGTTCTGCTGGTGTCCCTACGTAGTAGCCTGTTGCGGCTGTGGCTCCTTCCCTCCATTTGAGGACTTCGTAGGTCGCACCACATGTGCCGCAGCGCGCTTCTGGTTGGCCTTTCACGGCGTACAGGTCACTGTCGCAGTTCGCGCACCTGCCGGCGAATACTCGGGGGTCGTGTTCGGCGGTGATCCGTTCGCAGTCCTTCACCAGTGTTTCGAGTTGCGGGTGCAGGTCGGGTGCCCATGAGAGTGTGGCGAGTCGTGGCATGTTGGCGATCAAGTACGAACCCAATAGTTCGTGTGTTTTGCCGTTGAGAGGTTTGCGGGTTATCTCAGCCAACCGCAGGCACGTGCCGAGCATCCAGCGTTGCAACGCATCCAACGCGCTGACAGCATCCACACTCACGGGGGCGGGTGCGTGTTGAGCCCTAACCCCAGGCGCACGGTCACCATACGTCGCCGTCAGTGTGAGTCTCGGGATCACGGCACGCACCTCAGCAACCACCGCATCCACCCGCACAATCAGATACTCAAGCTTGTTGACACACGTGGGGCACAACCACGCGCTCGACTCGTTACCGCAACGGCAAATCACTTAGCCTCCGAACGAGTCTTAGCAACAGCGCGCAGGCCCTCATAGTCTTCGCGGCTCATGAACCTGAACGTCTGCATTTTCACAACAACGCCCGACTTAAGAGACTCAGTTGTGTAGTCCTGAAGTGTGGTTTCGTGGCAGAGCCCCATACGGTCAGCTAGTGCTTTGCCTAGCTCTTCCTCGAATTTGGTAGTGGTTGCAGGAGTCATGTTGTTTTCCTTTCGCAGCCGCATTTGTGGGCGCCGTCCGTGGTTGGGTGGTGGAGGATAGCCCCACAACGGTCTTGGTGGTGGTGACCGCATTGGGGGCAATGAGGGTTACGGGACATTGCCAGTCAGCCGCGCTTCGGTGTCGTCGGCTTGCTTCCGGAGCTTTTCGGCGCGTTCTTTGCACCATTGGGCGAACTCGCGGCGTTCTTCGGTGGACAGGATGATTTCCTCCTGATAATCGTCCCGACCGATGAAGCGCCGAAACCAGCGCCCCCGCTTGACAGAGACTTCACTCAACGTTCCCGGCGTCTCACATTCGAGCAGCATCCCAAGGCTGTCTGCTGCGTTGGCCTGCTTACGGTAATGGTCCGCGTAACGCAGGTCGGCGCGCATACGCTCAACGGCACTGCTCGCGCTCATTGTGTTCCTTCCTGGTTTGTGGTGTCAGACCCCAAAGCGGCGGCAACAGCGGTAGCGGTCGGGCAAGGCCACATGACCTCTGAGACGTGGTGTTGCTCCCCGAAGTACGGATCTATCTGCTCAAGCTGGTTCCAGCAGTGACGGCAGACGGGCAGCTCCTCAGTTGGGCACTCGTTCTCGCAGTCGCATTCCTCACGTATGCATGGCAGCGCAGTGATGAAGTCCCGCGTTCCCTCTCGGTGCAGCCCAGTCACGGCTTCGATGGCGGCTAGTAGGCGGGTGAGGTCCGTGGGAGCGTTCGCGATTGGCTCCGTGTATTCGGCGTGATCCACCCAAGCTACGATGCGATGGGCTCCGTAACCGTTCGGGTCATAGATCACCACGTCTTTGCCGCGCACCTCCCATTCGCCCAGTTTCGTTGCTGCTGCCAGTCTTTCCCGGATGGGTGCCAGGAGTGCCCGCAAATCAGTCATCAGAACTGCTTCCCGCCGTGCTTGTGACCGCGGGTGGCGTTGTAGGCTAGCTTCTCGGTGATGATGGCTTCAAGGTCGATTTCGTTGGCGCCGCAGAAGTCCATGACTCGGATAACGACATCAGCCATTTCGGATGGCACGCCCTCTGGCTTCGTTGGCTTGTCGTACTTGTAGTAGGTGTGGTTCACGGGCTGACCGGCGCGGAGTTCTTCCAGCGCTTCGGACAGCTCGGAGTGCATGAGCGCGATCCGCTGCGAGTTCAGCATCAACAGCTCTGGGCCCTCGGTTGGCTCATCGTCGTGGAAGCCCTTGTCAGCGGACTGCTTGTAGGCCAGTGCTTGAAGTTCACGGATGCTCATTTGGTGGGTTCCTTGGTTGTGAGTAGTTGGGTGAGTTGTTCCGGGGGGAGGTTGCGGAGTTTCGCGGCCAAATGCGGGGGTAACGTGGCGAGGGCGGCTGCTTGGTCCTTGAGGGTCATGGTCACTTCTCACAATCGCAAGGCTGCACCAACCAGCAATCCGAGCAGACAGTCACGGGGCGTTCTACAGGCTCGGGCTGATCGGAGCATTCATTGTGCATCAGGCCGTCATCCGTGAAAACCACCAGATCACCAACCGCAATAGGTTCACCGCAAACAAGCCGGCAGAAACCTTCGTAACGCGCCTCGAATGGATGACTCATTTGGTTGCCTCGTCTGCTTTGATCAGGTCGTGGATGAGGCGTTTAGCTGCCCGCACTTCCCGATAGTCGTGATGATCCTCATCGAAGCCTTCAACGAGGGATGCGAGTTCTTGGAGTGGGTTCAGGCTCATGACTGGCTTCTTACGCTCTTGGGCTGGCTGCTCACGTCCACCCCGATGTAACCAAGTGTACCCGATATTGCACCAAAATTCACTGGGAAAGCGGCCTAAAGTTCGGGTCTTTTGCCGGTAAGCAACGCGCACAAGTCGTCTACTTCCATGAGGACGATCTGCTTACCAGGGGCCGTAACACCGCGCCGTTTCGCGATGACAACACCAGCCACAGCGCCAAGGTTGATCCGCTCCGTCTCGGCCTCACGCAGCCACGTACCAGCCTCAAGCCGGCCCCCGTAGTCCTTGGCCTCTACCGCTACGGGGAGTTCGTTGAAAGTCTCCACGTTCGCCACATCCCCACGGTCCTTAGCCCCATACAACGGCATCTTGTCGATGAACCGGCTCACATGCTCCTGCAAGTAGTCAGCGATGCTGCGTGCATGCTTCGACCCAGCAGCCTTAGCACTAGACCTCGTGCGGGTCATTCGGCGCACTCCCGGCAGAACCACGAACCAGACGTAGAACGCACCATCTCATCCACCGGATGCTTACGTGCCGGGTCACAACCGCTACACAACCGCGCACCACTCATGTTCAAGGCCTTCTCCTTCGTGTCAGTCCAGTGCTCTTCCCAGAGAAGAGCAGCCGGGGTTTTAGCCTTCTCATTCATCCAAGTTCTTTCCGCCGCCGCCGTCACCTGAGAGAGTGAAGCGCCACGTTCCGCAGCCTGCTGCAACTGCCCCATGATCCCGTTATGGTTCCAACCAGGACGGCGGCGACGAATAATCCGGGACAGATCAGAAGCGTCATGTTCATCAAATTTGTAAGCCATGCGATTTTTCAAACCCCCGCGTTAAGTAAGGTGATGTCGGCGGCGGAAAGTACCCCTAGCTTTCTTACTTCTAGGCACTTCTTTGCCACTGCTTCTTCTAGGCACCTTTTTGCCACCGTCTTTGCCACCCTGTTTGCTACTCGTTTGCCACTTTTGCCACTCATGACGGCTGCTTGCACATCAGATCCGGGTGCTTCAACCAAGACTCAGCCTTGACCGCAGCCTCCTGGCAGTAGGCGCACATCTCGTCGTACAAGAGCTTGTTTGCGTGGTTCTTTACATGCCCGCCGCGTGCGCCGGCTGTTGCCCGGTCAACTGATTTCTGTTCGATCTGCTCTTTGGGCGTCTGGTAGTCGAGGTAGTCATTCACCCTGTACGTTTTGCTGTCCTCAGTTGACAGCAACCCAGCCTCAACGAGTTCATCCAACGCTTCACGGCCCTGAGACTTAGCCGCTGACAGTGACACTTCACCGTCAGACTTCAAACGCCCAGACCGGCATATCAGGTACATGTGCAGCACCTTCGCGTCATTACTCAGCGGGTCTATCTTCGGGTGGTCAAAGTACTCGACATCAAGCTTCACGAACCTGAACCCTGGCTTCGGCGTCACGTGCACCCCTTTCCCGTTGTTCGCGCATGGCTTGTTTTCGCGCCCCGTCCGCTTGCTTGCGTGACTGCCGGCGCTCACGGTCAGACGCGGCGGTCACCGGACTTCCAGGATGTTCTTCTCAGGCACGCGGTAGTCTCCGAAGTCGCCATTGACTGTCACGGTTGCTGTGTTGACGCGGATGACACGGTGCCAGCCGTACATGGTCCGTACAGCGCGGGCCGTTTTGAGTTGGTCGGGGGTGAACGGAACAGGCCTGGTGTGTTCGGCGTATGCGGCTGCGTTCCGGGCTGCTTCTTCTGCCTGCGCCGCCTTAGCTTCTGCCATGCCGGCGTCAATGCTGCGTTCCGTTGCGGCTGCCCTAGCTCGGTAGGCGGTGCGGGTATCACGCTTCATGCTGCGATCTCCTGTGGGTATCCGAAGTGTTGCGGGTCGTCTAGTTTGTCTTCGTCCCAGGCGAGGGGTGGTAGCCATCTGTTGCGGCGGGCGATTGCGCGGGCGAGGTTGCTGCCTTTGGTGGGTGCGGGGTTTTGGTTCCATAAATGGTTGTAGAGGTCTGTGATGCGGGCGGCGATAGGTGTTGTGGCGCTGATTTTTTGGTGGGTGAGTTTCCAGACGTGGGATCGTTGGAGGCCTAGTTTTTGGGCTAAGGTGTCTTGGTCCCAGCCGTTGTATTGGAGCGCTTGGAGGCGGCGAGCGGCGCCGGGGGTGTTGACGGTCGCGTGGGGGCTGGCTTGTTCGGGGGTTGGGGTGTAGTTGAGGATTCGTTGTTCGGTGTCAGCCTGGATGGTGGCTCGTTTGCCGAGGGTGATTTCTCCGAGGGTGATCATTGCGATGCCCGTGTTGGTGTGGATTTGTTTGAGGGTGATTCCGGTGGCGCGGAGGGTGTTGATGTGGTTTAGGGCTTGTTGTGCTGATCGTTTGTGTTTGGTGTAGCGTCCGTAGGCTTTTTGGCGTCGGGCGTCTCGGGCGTCCTTGGCGTGTGCTTGGCGGCAAGGGGTGCAGCGGCAACGGCCACTGGTGTAGCCCTTCGGTGTTCCGTGTGGGTGGTTCATGCTGCGTTCCAGTTCCAGGTTCGTCCGATGCGGAGGGTTCGTAGGTATTCGGTCTGTTGTTCTTGGGTCCATATGGCTGTTGGGTAGTGGCGGCGCATGGTTTCCGGGTCAACTCCTTCGGTTCGGCAGATTTCGGCTTGGGAGCATCCGTCTTCTATGAGGGCTTCGATGCGTTGTCTGCGTTCGTGGGTTAGCCATTTGTTTGGGTTGGTGATTCCGAGGCGGCGACGGATTTGGTTGATTGCGCTGGCTGAGCATCCGAGTTGGACTGCGATTTGTGCGGCTGTGTGGCCTTGTTGGGTTAGTTGTTTGACTTGTTCGTAGTTGATGACTGCTTTGCGTTTGCCGGTGCCGCGGCGTTGGGGTGGGAATGCTTCGCGTGTGGCGTTTGTCAGCCTTTCCGTGGCTGCTTCTAGTTCGGTGGTCATTGCTGATCCTTTGGGGTTGCGCTGCCCCGCCTACTCGGCGGGGCAGCGGGTGGTGGCTAAAAAGGAGGTTCGGAGTCGGGTCCGTTTCCCCAGCCACCCGCGTTCGCTGCGGGCGTTGCCCACGGATCCTGCTGTGGTGCCGCCGCTGCCATGGCGGGTTGCTGTTGCCCACCGAATCCACCGCTGTTGCCGTTGCGTTGGGTGCGGTTTACTTTGGCGTTGGCGTAGCGGAGTGACGGGCCTATCTCGTCAATCTCTAGCTCCATGGCGGTTCGCTTTTCGCCGTTGGTTTCGTACTGCCTGGACTTGAGCCGCCCGGATGCCACGACTCGCATTCCTTTGGTCAGTGATTCGGCAACGTTTTCTGCCATTTCGCGCCACACTGATGCGCGGAGGAACAGGGTTTCGCCGTCCTTCCATTCGTTCGATTGGCGGTCGAACACTTTCGGCGTGGATGCGATGGTGAAGTTAGCGACCGCGGATCCGGAGGGCACAAAGCGCAACTCCGGGTCATTGGTCAAATTGCCTATAACAGTGATAGTTGTTTCGCCGGCCATAGTTATGCTGCTTCTCTCGTTGTGTGTGCGTATTTTGTGAGGTTGTCAGGTATGAATCCGGACCACATGAGGTCGGTTTCTGGGTCGCCGGTTGAGACGATGACTACGGGCGCTTCTTTGAATCCGAGTGCGCGGATGGCTTCTGCATCTTGGGCGTTTTCGGGTTTGGTGACATCTGTTTCTTGGAATGTGATGTCTCGCTTGTCGAGCCACCGCTTTGTTGCTTTGCAGGGCTGGCAATTCGGTTGCGTGTAGACGGTGATCGTGCGGGTTTTCAAGCTGCGTTCCTTTGTTGTTGTGGTTCGAGTTGACGGGTCCAGTGCGTGTATCCGAACTGGCAGGTGTAGTAGCGGACCAGGACCTCACCGCCGCGGAGTGCCCATATTTCGGCGTGGATTGCGCGTGCTTGTTCTAGTCCTTGGCAAGCGACTTTGGAGCAGGCGCAGCGCGGGTAGGTCCTACGAGGCGGGCGTTTCATTGGCCGGGGTTGCGAGTGCGTAGATGTCAGCAAGTACGGTCTGGGGTGCGCCTGCTTGTTGGGCTGCGTAGTAGACGGCTTTGATGTTGTCGATGTCGCCGCCTGCTAGTTGCGCCTCAGCCAGGAAGTCGCGGGCCGGCGCTGGTGGCGCAAGGGGCTGGACTGTGAACACTGATGAGCGGCCCTTTTTGATCAGCAGCGGCACCTTGAGGGGCTTATCCCCAATGCCGGTCATGTGGCTGATGCGCGTCCCACCAACAGCCTCGTTGCCGAACTGGACAGTGGGGTCGCAGTAAAGGGTCACGCTCTGCCCGATGTACGCGGATGCTTTGCTGCCCCACGCCTTGGCAATAACGCGGCGCATGGACTTACCCGGTCGCCATACGCGGGGGAACCCTGCGAGGTGGAAGTTGAATGGCTGCTCATTGTTGTGCTTGGTGACGTTCTCGATGGTGAACGTGCGTGGCCCGGCAACAAGGTCAACGGCGTCGAGCTGGTCGCTCTTGGGCGCGAGGCTTTCGGTCATGTCAAGGTCGTTCATTTCAGATTCCAATCTCGATGTCGGGGAAGTGGTCGATGCGTTCGGTTGGTGGGTTGCCTGCTGTTTGGAGGCGGTAGTTGCCGATCATGACGGCGGCGGTGTTTTCGAATTCGTGGGCGGCTTCGATGATGGCGGCTTGCCAGAGCGGGTCTGGGTGGACGCGTTTGACGAAGGGTGGCATTCCGCCGTTGTAGGACATGAAGTCGAGCCATGACCGGCCTGATACGAGTAGGCCGGTTTGGATTTGGGCCATGTGTTCTGCGGGTACTTCGTCAGCCAGGATCGTGGCGAGGTGCTTCTTCTGCCGGGGTGACTTGATTTCCAAGAGCCCGTCATCACCTATCAACCCATCCGGGCTGTACCCAATTCGTCCCCATCCGAAGTCGCGGACCATGAAACCAACCTCATGGGCTGGTGCGTACCGTTCGCTGTACACGTCGCGGGCGTAGGGCTCATCCAACGTGCCACGTTCCATGTCCCGGCTGACTTGTGCGGGCTCGACGTAGCCGGTGATTCGCTCGGCTACGAGGGCCAACGTGAGTGCGCGTGAGTAGTCAGTGGATGACACTCGGAACACTGGCGGGAGGTGGTTCGCTTCGTGTGCGCGTTCATCGTGCGGGGTCTTGATCGGGGTGGGGATCTTGCGTGCGGTGCTGATGCACTGGCTCCCGGCTGGTTCACCGCAGCGGGGGCAGTCAACGGCCAGCGCGTCTGGTGATCCTAGGGTGATGAACTGCCCGATGACTGAGGCGGTGGGGATACCGCACCGGGCTTGCAACCACTCCGGCTCACCCTGGATCAGGTCATCGAATATGTGGAGGCTGCTTGCTTCTGACTCGACCGTGACCGTCATTATTCGGCGTCCTTTGTTGGGATGGGTTCGGTGATGGCGCTGTCTTCGTGGCAGGCGCAGTCGGGTGCGTGACTGTTGCGGACTGTGGCGGCTAGGTTCGATGCCCGGAGAAGGTCTCGATGTTCTTCCAAGTAATAGAAATCTGCCGATGTCATGCGACACCGCCAAGCACCATTGAGTGCAGGTCTGGTGCGTACTTAGCTAAGTACCGTGCTGCTGCCCTGCGTTCGTGTTCGGTGGTGGTGGTGTTGCCGAGTAGCATGTCGCGGTTGAACACTGACGCCCCGTTCACGAGGTCGTTGCTCGGGACTAGTTCCAGGTGGCGGCTCATCGGTTTCTCATTTCTTTGTCGGTGGCGGGGTTGGTGCAGTCGGGGTGGTGGTGGGTGGTTGTGACGGGGAACGGGCCGCACCACTCCCTCGTAGCGGTGCAGTGCTCGTGGTTCTTGGCTGGGTTGAAACTCATTTGGATGTGCTCCCAATCGGGCCTAGAACCTTGAACATCTGGTTGGCGGTGGAGACGACTTTGCAGTCTGGGCACCTGTTCGGCTCGTCACTCAAGGCGAAGGCAACAAATCGTGGACAGACAACGTAAGCGTCAGTCCAGCCGTAGCAAACGCAGAAGCCTCGTACGTAGTGGCTGGCCGGTTCGTCGCTGTGGTGCCTGTGCGTCTGGTGCTGGGAGTGTTCGCATACTTGCGCATCCATCTCCCCGACGATCAACTCAAGATCAACATCAACTTCAATGCCTGCTTGGACGGTCATCGCGTGCCTCCGATGATTGCGGCGATGACGATTGTGGATGCGGGCAGGCCAACGAGGATGAGTACGCCAACGAGGGTTTCGCGTACGGATTCGAGCGCGTCACGGTTCCAGTTGATGGGTTGGCGGGTCATGCCGCGTCCTTGCGGGGGTATCCGTTTGCTGCCCATCCGGTAGCTACGGTGTGTGCGGCTTCGAGGGTCCATTCCAGGGAGGCGTGGAGTCTGCCGTTAGGGTCGATGCCTTGAACCCACCAAGCGCCGGCGATGTCGCCTTTGGAAACGGTGGGGCGGTGCGGGTTCTTACGGTTGAACTGGTTGTAGATCACTTGTCGTCTCCTAGTAGTTCTTGATGATGTTTTCCGCTGGGTCAGATCCGCCCCAGTCGAAGGTTCCGCCGCAAACCGGGCAGTCGATGTAGAACGTGCCGCCGTTTTCCCAGTCGTCCTCGTCCGGCAGATCATGGCCCGCGTACCTGTGCGCATAGATGACCATGGCCGTTCCACAGTCGTCGTCCTCGCATGAGCCCCAGTGGGCGGTTCGATCGTCACGATCACTCATTGCTCTCCCTTTCTGCGGGAATCGTTGTCGTTCTCTAGCCGGGTTTGTTGTTGTGCTTCGTCGTCTTCGCGTTGGCTGTAGAACAACCAGTCGCGCGGTTCGCGATGGCGGGTCATCGATCCTCGCTAAATACGTCAGTCTTGTGTCCGGTGTCTTCGGTGTGGGCGTCTGCCCTGTCGTTGATGCGGTGCTCAACTCGCCCGCTTGATTGCCAGCAGCAGTCCCGGCATTCGACTACCCAGAGTTCGTCGTCATCGTCATAGCGGGGGCTCATGCGAGTAACTTCCAGTCGGATCGCTTGCCCATGAGCCTGGCTTTGAGTGCGTCGCGGGTGCCGTCCTCAACCACGTTGTAACGGCTGTTCGGGTAACGGGTGGCGCGGTGCTTACCGAACCCGGCAGGGATGTGACGGCCCTGTTCGATGTACGTCATGTACTCGGTCGCGAACTTGCTGAACACGAAGTAGTTGACGTGCTGGCCCTTCGTCTTGCCGGCCTTCAACCATTCGCGCAGGAGATCCACCTGACTGATCTTCACGGGGGTTACTGTCGGGGTGCTCATGGGGTGCTCATTTCTAGTAGGCCTCGTTGTCTAGTACTCGTTGGAGGTCTGCCACTGCGTATATCTGGGTGGCGCCTCGTTCGTCGGTTATCTGAACTTCGGTAGGGCTGATGCGATCAAAGGTGATCGGCTGGGTTTTGGTCGTTGACCAGATGGTCGTGGTCATGGCCGTCATGCGGCTTCGGGGTCTAGCACTCGGGGGTTGATGCCGAGGACGTTGGCTAGTGCGTCGGCGCGTTCCCTTGTGAGGGTGCGGCGTCCGGATTCGAAGTTGGCGATGCTTGAGTGGGTCAGGCCGACAGCGGTCCCGAGTTCATCCAGGGTCAGTCGGCGGAGTTTGCGGTTGGCTTTGATTACTTCCCCGATGCGGATGTCTGTGATGGCTTGGACGTTCCTCCGGGCTGTTGTGTTTTCCATGTGATGAACCCTACTGAATCAGACTGAAACAGTCAACACCAAAAGACTGAAACAGTGTGAACAACCGCTAGATCACGCGGAAAAATCGCTGAAAATTCATGAAATTACAAGGCGAGTTTTCAGTGTTTCAGCCGTTTTGAACTACAAGATTTTCTTTGGTGTTTCAGTCAGGGGTGCGCCACGATGGTGCCAAGGGAGGGTTTAGATCTTGACCCAAACCTGATCGACCCTTGGGGGTTGCATGAGAGTGCAGGCCCACGATGAACCAAGTAGCCCTGAGCAAGCTGCTAAGTACACCTAGGTACGAATGAGCACGTAACTAGGTGAAAGTCGAGTACGCCTACCCTCTATGCAGGGGTGGCCTGACGGATGGACATTATTGAAATGAGCGAAGATAACAGGTCCGAACTGGCGCGGTTGCTCCGTGACCACCTTGAGGACCGGAAGATGAACACGACTACGTTCGTGCGTGAGTTCCCGGATGGGGTCCAGGCGAGGAATATTTACAACTGGCTCTCTGGCGCTAAGGTGCCGCGTGGTGCTGTTGCGCAGTCAGCCCTTGAAGAGGTGCTTGGTTGGAAGCGTGGTGCTGTGCGCGATGTGATTGCCGCGCGTAAGGGAACCCGCTTCGAACTAACAGAACTACGGGACTGGAACAAGCTTGGGGTTGAGCCTGAGCCGGCGCGTGCAAGTGAGTTGCCGATTGATGAGTTGTTGTTGGAGTTGACTCGTAAGGTTGGTGCGTTGCAGCGTGAGAACGAGATCCTGCGTGCGCGGGTGGATGGTCCGAGCGTTGTGGAGATACGTACGGGTGACACTCGTTCGGCGTATGGTCTTGCTGCTAGTTCGACGGATGCGGCCCGGAACATGGAGCATCTAGAGGACTGACCCACTTGGTAACGCCACCGTTATGTAAATCGTCTGGAACTGGTATGGATGTGTGACCTTCAACCAAACCATTACGTCTGTTAAATGTCGTGGGCGCCGGTTATGGTAATCCCATTCGCTCTCATCTGGGGGTAGCGACATGAACAGAGTTGGGGTTTTGTTGTGGTGCAAGTTGTTAGGGAGCGTCTTGAGGATGGTTACGCTGGGCTCACGGACGGGGAAACGATTTGGTTGGATGATCGCCTGGACGCGGCGCAGCAGTTGTGCACGCTTTTGCATGAGTTGATTCATGTGGAGTGGGGTCACAGTGGGCATCAGGTTGAGGTGGTTGAGATGCAGGTCCGGTATGAGGTGGCGCGTCGTCTTCTGCCGTTGGATCGGATTGTGGGTGTGTGTAAGGGGCAGAAGTCGTTGAAGGTGTTGGCGGGTGAGTTGGGTGTGACGCAGCAAGTGTTGATGGACCGGGCGGCTACGTTGACGGATAAGCAGGCGAAGTCTGCGGGGTGTTGGGACTGCCTCAAATGCCCGTCCATCGCAGCCCGCAAACGAACCCTCAGCAAAGCGCAGTGAACTCTGATGCAATTCATAATGCACTTAATTGCAAAACGAGATAAGGTTATGGTATGAGCCAAACAAGCCGGTCTGTCTGGAAGTATGAAGTGCCCGTTGATGATGAGTGGCACGAGGTGTTGATTCCCTCGCCGGGTCGAGTGCTGCACGTTGATAGTCAAGGCGCGCGCACTACTGTCGCCGTCTGGGCTGAGGTCACACCGGGGAGTGCCGAGCTAATTCCCCAACGGTTCCGGGTGTTTGGCACAGGCCAACCAATCCCCGCACGTTCCAGTTATGTCGGGTCAACTCTGGCTGGGCCGTTCGTCTGGCACGTATACGAAGAAACTCCCGGCCTGTTCGGGAAGTACGGTGATCAAGAGTGAGTCCGCGGCCTCAGTTGGCGATTGGTACGTACGGGAACATCAACACGACGAAGCAGGCGGATGGTTCGTGGGTGGCGTTGGCTAGGTTCCGTGATGATGATGGTGAGACTCGGCGCGTGAAAGCAACGGGCCGGTCTAAGTCTGGGGCTGAGGCTGCGTTGAAGGAGAAGTTCAAAACCAGGACCAACACGACTGGGGACATGAACGGTGAGTCAACGGTGCGGGAACTCGCGGAACGGTATTACGCGGGGAAGGAAG